CCCGGCATCGTGCTCGAAATGTACGAAAAGAATTTATGGGACCGTACCAAGAGAAGTTACCTTATCCGATGGCACGATGGAAATGTTACCACAGAACACGAAGGTTACCTCAAACTAGCAAGAGACATGGTGGGAAAGATATGAAAGAAGGCGATAAAGTTATTATTATAACGCACGATATAAAAGGGCGCATCTTGCGCTTCTATAATGATGACCGTGCGCTTGTGGTCACGGGCGAAGTGGGCGACCAACTCATCAGGGAGTACCTAATTCCTAAGAAAGACCTGAGAGTCATAACAGATAAAACTTACTCGACGTGGAGGTAAGCGTGATGAAGCACCTTTTAAATAATAATATTAAGGTTGGGGATCTGGTATGGATCCACAAGCCAACCCCACCCAAAGGGCAAGTTGTCCCAGAGATCAATCTGAAGCCAGAGCTTGCGATTTACTTGGGGCAGAAAACTTTCGATGAAACCTATGCTTGCTCAATGGTTCATTTCGTCAACTGGGATAGCTCCCTCCCGCAACCTCGACCGGTACAATCAAACTTGCTTGAGAAGGTTCAGCCAAAGGAGAAGATTGAATAATTTTAATTTTTTGATAGAGATGGGCACGGCAATTCTGCTGCTCGCCTGTGGTTTTATTCTTTACAACTTTGGAGTATTTTGTTTATGATTCGTGAAACATTAATTTTGGTCTCTTTGGGATTCATAGCAGCAGCAGTCTGGAACCACGTTTGGGTCCAGCCAAATGACGAGTTTAGATTTGCGGTCATGGACTGCATGACAGAAACTGATCGTCATAATCAAGCCGGGTATAATATTTGTGTGGACAGGGTAAGAAAAAGTAAAAAAGCCCTTGACAATGCTCGTCGATAGTGTTATATTAGTGTGTAAGTTAGAGACAAGGAGATAGGTTATGGAAAATCGTCGTAAAAATCGTGGTGGTGGTCGCCAGCGTCTAACAGCAGAACAGAGAGTACAGTTCGCCCGTGAACGTCGAGCCATGTGCGGGAAACTGCTAACACAGCAGGGTTTTGAAGGTGCTCTTGTCGTTGAGCACGTCCGAGGCTCGCAATACTTGCTGCGCCTGCCTAACGGAGAAGAGGTCTTCGCCTCTCATAAGAAGCAAAAGAACCAAGCTGAAGGTGCCGTGACCCAAGCAGGCTGGCGACTCTGGGAAGAGCGATGATGAAAGCCGGAGTCACAGACCCCACCGGCTCCTTGGTCAGGTTTTCGACGGAAAAGCGTCAGCTTTACTTTCCGACATCCTCCACCTATGGGCTCTTCGACGGAGAGGTCGGCTTGGTTATTTCATCCACAGACAATCACGGAGACATTCACGTGAGGGTCAGGTGGCTCAAGCCAGTCCTGCAAACCAACGGAAGTTATGCCGAAATTTCTGATTTTAATTTATTAAATTTTGTTGTAGTGAGTTCAGCGCATGAATAGAGTGAAGGTTAAGCCCGGAGATTTGGTTAGGTTACACCCGAACGAAACAAGACTTATGGGGCTCGAAGACCAGCAGCGTCTGGGGTTGGTGATGGAGGTTCTGTCCAATACTCAGCCTAGAATTATTTCTGTCTTATGGCACGGCTGTTCAGAAACAGATGATGAGTATGAGGACGGTCTTGTTCTCATGAGCAAGGCTTAGAGATGTGGCATCTTTATGTGGTTGAGTGTGCGGACAAGACTCTGTATACCGGAGTGACCACAGATCTTCGGAGGAGGCTTCACGAACACAATCACACTAAACGTGGTGCCAAGTACACAAGATGCCGAAGACCAGTAGCCTTGGTCTGGAACAGAGAGTACCCTACTCGATCAGAAGCACAATCCGCAGAGTATCAATTTAAAAAACTTGTTCATAAACAAAAATGGACTATAATAAGAAAAGGAAAACCAGATGAGAGATAAGTTACTAAACGCAACGCTACTACACTTTCAGGCAAAGAAAGCAGAAGCGTCCGCAAACCTAGAGATCTACATGAGTAACCCTGTAGGTGTCGCCGAGCACCCGAATATCGTTGAGGAGCTTGCGAGCCTAACGAAACAAGTGGTTGAGGCTGATGAGTGCATCACGCTTCTTCTGTCTAAGCAAGGCTATACAAAAGCAACTTCTAAGAGGTAGAGCCAATGGAATGGGAGCTTATAGGAAGGATTGTTCTTTGCTGCCTGATCGTCGCTGGTGGTCTGATCATGGTGGTCACAAATGTTAATTATGAACCAGACGACAGGGAGTGAGGATTGACAAGCACTAATTTGTTTTATGCCACAATGTTCTTCGTAGCAGGGCACACCTTGGGGTGGTTTCAGGTGAATAGTCAGTTCGTATGGGAGTGGTGGCGAGACCGACCGTTCCTAACCGTCTGCATTTATGCGATCCCCACGTCACTATGTTACTTGTACGGCGCAAGGTTCGCATACATGGACACTCAAGAAGCGTGGGCTGGCAGGTTTCTTGCGTTCGCTGCAAGTTACTTGGTGTTTCCGCTGTTGACGTGGTGGTTCCTGAAGGAGAGCATGTTCACGACTAAAACGATGGTGTGTGTTTCGTTATCCTTTTTAATAATTGCGATCCAGCTTCTCTGGAGTCAAAATAATGCTTGACTCTTTATTTAAAATGTGTTATATTGTAGAAGTAATAATAGTCAAGGAGTTACACTTATGTCAAATAATCTAGGTTATGCTTGTATCAACACACACCTTTCAGATGTGCCCAAGTCTCAACGCATTACAACCAATCGCTCTATGATCAAACGCACGTTCCAAGAGCGTGGTCTGCCATACGCTTCAGAGCTTGCGCTTGCTAACTGCCGTGACTTGCTCAAGGTTCTCAAGTGGAATCACCAGCACGACATTCACTTCTTCCGCATGTCATCCGACTTGTTCCCGTGGGCTTCCGAGTACAACCTTCGTGACCTGCCAGACTACGACGACATTTGCGATGCGCTTATGGATGCAGGCGACTTCGCCCATGACAACGGTCATCGCATTACTACCCATCCCGGTCCATTCAACGTACTCGGTTCACCCAAGCAGCAAGTCGTTGACAATACCATCAAAGAACTCAACACCCATGCAGAGATCTTTGACATGTTAGGTCTGCCTACTACACCGTATGCCAAGATCAATATTCATGTCGGTGGTACTTACGGCGGCGACTTTGCAGGCACAGCCAAGCGTTGGTGCGCCAACTTCCACAAGTTGTCCGAGACTGCTCAAGCTCGTATTACCGTAGAGAACGACGACAAGGCTTCTATGTGGTCTACGCAGCACCTGTACGATTACATTCACAAAGATATTCTTATCCCTATCGTACACGACGTGCACCATCACAAGTTTTGCCCCGGCGGTCTTACCGACAAAGAAGCTATGACCCTTGCCGCATCTACGTGGTTCGATGTCAAGCCTGTCATCCATTACTCACAGGATCGTAGCGTAGAACACAACGACCCTAAGATTCGTGCACAGGCTCACTCCGATTCATACTGGACTCCCGTAGATACACACGGTCTAGACGTTGACGTTATGCTGGAGTGCAAACACAAAGAACTCGGCTTGTTCAAGATGCGACAACTCTTGCAAGGCTGAGTCTCCCAGAGAGAATATTGTTGCGGTAGGTTGCTTGATACTTGTGACCTACTTTTCTTTTTATTAAATTTGTTATGGAGTTAAAACTCTTATGTTATTTATATATTTATTTACAGCCCTTCTTGGAGGGGTGTTATCTCCACCACAAGCATCAATTCACATAGATGCAAACGTATACAGTAAGACTGCTGCTCGTTGGTCAGAGATGCTGATGAAGACTACGACTGAGCACTCGACTACGCTTATTAAAAAGATCGAGATTGAGGACTCGAAACACGCAAACTTATCTAGAGATTATATTATATGGATCCCTCACAACCGGCAAAGCCGATCAAAAAAAACGATTGGGGTTCTTTGGTTTCATGGTCATCATGGATTCTCTTCGAGGACATTCCGTGAGAGAATACTAAAACAATTTAGACGACAGTCAGATAAAAATTTCTTTGTAGTAATCCCAGAAATGCCATGGTCAACCAACACGAGCACAAGAACCGGCAGGAACGGTCAGGTTTGGAAAAATTCTGGAGACTTTACGAGGTTCATAAAGCGAGTCCGTCAGGATGTAGCCCTCGCCGGTATCGACGAAATAGACTGGCGGGTTGTTGGTCACTCTGCTGGAGGCTCTACGATAGCGACAGTCGGCTCTACGGGAGACCTATGTCTACTGAACCCGTCGATGATAGTCTGGTCAGATTCGACATACGGGTGGTGGATACAGAAGGCTAACCGCTCATGTCTCCAAGAATTTAAGACAGAGGTTTTCATAAATGGACACCCCAGTACCGCCACCTCTGCCAGAAGGATCTTGAATACCGAGGCTGGTAGAAATGTCACGGTTCACAAGAGAAACTTAACCCACAAGCAGATTGGAGACAACATCGTGAAACTATCAGGAGTACTAAATGATTAAATTGGGCGACAACGAGGGCATATCGGATCTATATTATAACGACAGTTGGTTTAAATCTCTTGTTATGGAGATAGCAGATTTTTATGGATATCCGATCAGCACAGAGGATGCGATCTCGACGGGAGAACAGGTCATGTGCACGTATGCGACTGTCAATATCTCGCTGGGTCTAGAGCAGTTTCTCGACGAGTGGTATAGTTGGTGGGAAGACAAAGTGCCAGTAACTCCACTCATGGCTGAGCTTTTTTGTAGAAAATATTATAAGCAGATGGGGGATCATATTTTATAAATAAATTAAAAAAACACTTGACATCTGGCTTCACCTTTGGTATATTATAAGAGTGATGGGGGGGTTGTCCTTCCTGCTTTTGAGAGAATGACAAAGAGAGGTTAGCTATGGGAAGAATGGAAGTTGATATGTTTGTGACGGAAGAAATGGTTGATGCAGAGCTTCCGAACTTTGTTGCTAAGGTTCAGCAGCAGTTCGATGAGCACTATGCGAAAAATCTACCCAACCTACAGGCTCCTTTCGTGTTTGTGTCGGGCGGTCGTAAGTACATTAAGATTGCTAGGAGAGACAATCAAACCTCAGTCATTTGCTTCGTTCGAGCAGCGGACGGGGCGATCCTCAAGGCGGCTTCTTGGAAGGCTCCAGCCCTGAACTTCACTCGTGGAAGTATTTTTGAAGGAAAGTTCCCTTTCATGTGCTACGGGCTGTAAATAAAAAAGATCCTTTTTCAAGAAAACACTTGACTTTTGGATCTCCAGCGTGTATAATGTATATGTAAGATGGAGTTGAGATGACAGAGACCCAAGTGATTCTAGCAATTGTTCTGACAGGCTTTGCCATTTTAAACATAACAAACATTGGGCTAATCCTGTTAGCCGGTAGACAGTAAGAGAGAGTAAGATAATGGAATGGATTAAATGGCAACGTAAGGGTCAATGGGTTGATAACGATGAGGGTTATCACTATCGCTATTGTGGTGCGTGTGGTGGCAAAGCCGAGCACGACTTCAATGGGTGCGTTGACTGCCACAACCGTGAACTCCGTTACCGCACCAACGGTAAACGAACGACATTGGTCGGAGAATACACGGTAACAAAGTATCCAAACGGGAAAACTTATTGTGATTGCAAGGGTTTTAAGTTTCGCAAGACGTGCAAACATGTTGGGCAAGCGAGGTTTTAAGTGACAAAGAGACGATTTGATTTTAAAAAGTTTGAAGAAGTTGTTGGAGAGGTTGTCTCGGAAGAGATGACTCGGATGGAAGCTTGGGAGGCTGTCACAGATGCTGGCATTACTGTCCCGTGGGAAGCTTTCAAGCGTTTGTTGCCGAGGTGTAAGAATGTTTAAAGTTGGAGATCTGGTGGAGGTGACCGTGCGTCACGACACAAAATGTATGGGCATCATTGTTGAACCCTACTATAGTCCAGCGGGTTGTGAGTGGTTGGTGAATCGCCTGAATGGTGACGGAAATATTATCTGTTGCCCAACTGATCTGGAGATGGTGAATGAGAGTAGGTGATTTGGTGAGGCTCCCAGCAGGGACCAGTCGACATTGGGATTTGAGTTCCCCGATTGGTCTGTTGGTGGAGAAGTTGCCCAGAGAGGATAAACTGGAGTACGACTGGAAAGTCCTAGTTGACGGACAATACATTGAGTTCGGCAGGCAGATTGAGGACTCCTCTGAGGTGGTGAGCATTGCAGGTAGGTGACTTGATAGCATATCATCACGATCGAGAGCAGTTTGGTTTAATCCTAGAGCAGTTGCCATCTGGAGTGCTCATCGTCTTGTGGAGACACCCCGATCGAAACGGGAGGAACACGTGGACTGTTGACCCTAAATGGTGTGTGATGCTTAGAAGTAGAAAAGGGAATCATGCAGAGGGTGTGCAGTCATTGTAATGGGTTTGGCTACGCCAAAGTTTATTGGACGATAGTTATGAGATTGTATTGTGATTGTGAGGCTGGCGATCGAAGAATCGAAGAAGTAAAAAATGCTTTGCGTGAAGTGGGTCTGGATCCAGAAAGCCCAGAATATAAATGGACTCGTAGGAGCGAGGTGGTTGAGAGGAGGAACAAGCATTGGAAAAAGGAGACTTAGTAAGGTGCCGTGAATCCGATTTCATGGGTCGAACCGACGGCAGCTTTACCATGACGGGTATCTTGGTTAGTTATGATAAGTTGATGAAGAGGGCAGATGTTTTAATTAATGAGACGGGTGCCCTTCGTGTCTTTAGGGCGAATGACGTGCAGTTACTCAAGCGCAGCCCAGAGAACGTTGAAAAATTAAAAGGAAGTGAAAATGATTCTTGATATTTTATTTATATGGGTGGTCTGCTATTCTGCTGCGAAGCTGATGAACATTCTCGAAGAGCGAAACAAACCAAGTGAAGAAGAGTTGCGCCAGCGCAGGTTGGATGAACTTTACGGAAGGTGGTAGGTGGCTGAGTTAAAAATCTTCACGGGTCCGATGTATGGAGGCAAGACCACTCGACTCTTGTCTGCCTTGGAAAGATACTCATATCAGAAAAAAAACATCGCCCTCTTTAAGCCGTCTGTAGACGAACGATACTCAATTGAGTCAGTTGTCACACACTCTGGCATTGAGTGGGCTGCACACCGTGTGCCAAACGGTGAAGAAATCTTAAAGCAAATGCCGTTCTGCACGGATGTTGTCGCTGTTGACGAAATGTTTATGATTGAGGGGTCCGCTGATGCGGTCATTGAATTGTATAAGTCTGGAAAGACTGTTTTAATTTCCACGCTCCAGCTTTCTTACAGAGCCGAACCGTTTGAAGAGGTTCAGATGATTATGCCATTTGCTACGAGCGTCGAAGTTTGCCCAGCCGTTTGTTTTTGTGGAGAAGACGCTTACTTTACGCACCGCCTCAGCGAAGGCGATGAATTAATTCAGGTTGGCGGATTAGAACAATACGAGCCAAGGTGCCTGAAACATATTAAATACGAGAAATGAAATGGTAAAAAGGAGAAACTATATGCCATCACTTTATGGATTAAATAATACAAGCAGAGACTTCTCAAGGAAAGATAGTTGGGGGAAGAACCAGTTCAACTCATCGTTCCCGGCATCGCTGTGTTGTTATATGTCAGGCAAGGGAATGGAATCAAACTATATTGTTGTAGATGACAATCTCGACATATCTATCGACACAATTCCGTTCGGTCAAGCCTTCGGCGTAGATCCTCAATCGGAAGAGTGCTACTTTTCCTTTGAGTCAACCTATCAGCCATTCCAGCAGTTCGTGGAGGGAGCCCTGCCCAGAACTGATTTGGTTGTAAAGAACTCTCATGGCGATGTTGCAGCCCTTGAGGTCAAACTCACAGCTTTGCCAGACCACACAACCTGCACACTCACAGAGGATTTATATGGGTCAGAGATTGTGGTGCGTCCGGATACCATTGTTTATCTTTGCTGTTCATTGGCGAAGACGATAGGGAGGACGGCAGTACAAAAGATCTTTTCTCAGGGCATTAAGTTGTACGACTGGTCCGATGCGAATCGAGTGCTTCAGAACATGGAGAAGATCCAAGACACAATTAATTTAATTGTGGACACAGCACAAGACAGCCCACAGCCATTCTTGTTGCAGCCAGTATGGAAGACCGAGGGTAAATCTCCCCAGTTGGCTGACAACTGCTTGGATACCTTTATCTGGTCTGACGTTGCTTTCTTGAAGTTTGTCCAGAACATCAGCCAGAAGACGAGCACAACAAAAATAAATCGACAGCAGCGCACGCTTGTATGGATTTATAAAATGTTGTCAGACTATGGAGAGTACGGGACATTCAACCACGAGGCGATCATTGATGGGTTGTCCTACAACACAAAGAATGACAAAGCATTTGCGAGCAGCGGCGTGGTAACAAATAAATATATGAGCAGTCCAAGCTTAGTCAAGCCAAGGGTAAGCAAGGACGAGATTAAAGAAATTATATTGAGTGGCGGACAACAGATGCTTCAACCAGAGCGTAGGTTCGATGCTATTATTTATAATTCCCCAGACATCTTCGATGCCGACAAGCCGGAGACGTAAAAAAATTTTCCTCTTCTTTTAAAAGCCTTGACAATCCTACATTAGTTATGGTACAAATAAAGTATACATAACAACAGAGGAGGTCAAGATGACCAACAAAACAAACAAAGTCAGAGTCGGATACACTAACCTCAAAAAAGGAGATAGAGTTGTACAGAGTCGCTCCCTCCAATGCTTCATTCCCAACGGAGAAGGCTTCCCTTGGAAAGTTGTAGAAACTTGGGATTGTGGTCAAATGGCTAAGCTTGAATGGGTTGGAGCCGACGGTCAAGAATCAGGTGGCTATGCCAACGCTGTCCTTACCAGTTATCTTGTAAAAGAATTCAAATAGTTCTTGACTTCTGAGTTCTCGTTTGCTATAGTTTATATGTGGTTGAGAGAGGAAATAAAATGAATAAAGAATTTACAATAGAGATGAGACGATTGGGTTCTGGCAGCAGGTACTATGTTGCCACTCACACTAGGGAAGACGGTACGAAGCTGTCTTACAGCCGAGACGGACTCTTGGAACTCAAAAGACTTATCACCAGCAACGGCGATACCTATAGAGTAAGTTTCTGGTAAATAAGTGAAATAGTTCTTGACTTCTAGGGTCAGCTTTGCTATAGTATAAAAGTGATGAGGGGTTGAAGCCCTAAAGGAGTGAGATATCAAATGAAGGTCGGTAATTTAGTTGAACATGTCGTGAATCAGCCCGGTTTCCCAAAGAGATACGGCATTATTTATAAAAGCTATCGCCTTGACAATGGCGAGATTGCCTCACATGGAGTGAGGTTCTTCGACGGCAAAGAGCCTGAATCAAATTCTTTTCGTGAACGTGACTTGAAAGTGGTGAGCAAATGATTGTATCAAAAGAAGAAATGCCAAAGCGACCAATCGAAATCGATTTAAGCGGACCCGATGGCAACGCTTATGCTCTTATGGGGTATGCGAGAGGGCTTGGAAGACAGCTTGGCTTCTCGGAAGAGAAGATTAAAGCGATCATCAAGGTCATGATGCTTACAAACTATGATGGCTTGCTTCAAACGTTCGATGAACAGTTTGGAGATTATGTAATATTATATAAATAAAAGACTTGACATTGATTTAAACATTTGGTATAAAATACCTGCGGGGCGGGTTGCCCCACAGAGGAGAAAAGATGCTCGACGGTCAAGGAAAAATGCTTTATGTAGGTTCCAAGGTTAGTCACCGCTTTCACCCCCTTTATCGCAAGGTTGGGGAGGTCATCAGCCTTGAGGGTCACATGTTCGATGGCGAACAGATGATTGTTGTAGATTGGGGAGAGAGCAAGAAGTATGTCTATCCCATCCAACACCACTTCGCAGAAGCTTTGAATTCGGAGGCTTGAGAAATGGGTAACTGCTTCAACATGTTTCATGGTGAACGTGTTAGGTACGCAGGTGAGCATCCTCTCCTGCAAGACCAAGAGGGTGTCGTCGTTGGTGGCGATGAGCATCAGTTCGTTATCAAGTGGGATAACTTAGAAGTTTTAAGAGGTCACAGTCCGTATAATATTGTGTGGCTCCCAAGAGAAAGAGAAGAGGGTTAAGAAATGTATCAAGGAAATAATCTTTATAGTTGGAACTGGGTCGGTGGCGGCTACAATCAAGTTCGTGCCAACAGTAGGCGTGAAGCGTTGCGTCGTGCTAAGGAGATTGGTCGTCCAAGCGAGGAAGGCAGTCGAGTTGCCCTAGAGGTTAACGAGAGTAGCCTTCGCCGGGTACGAAACGAAGAATCCTTCTGGAACAACTATCCCATGTTCGATTAAAACATTCCCGAGAACTAAAAAGAAAAAGATAAAATGAATAATGAAGCAACGGTGGGGTGTCTAGTCCAGAAGAAAAAAGGCTATCAAGCGTTAGGGGTGGTGGTAAAGACAACAGACCATCCGTATCCATGGCACGGCAAAATCTACGATATTGCATGGCAAGACGGCTCAAACAGCAGGTATTCAAAGTTGGCGATGGAGTTGGAAGTAAAGGTTTTAACAACTTTTAATTAATGCCAAACAAGCAAGAGAAAAGCGAGAACGTAAAAAAATTTTTATTTATAGGAGAACCGAAGAAAATGAAGAACTCAACAACAGAGCATCACAGAGCATTAGTGGAGTATAAATATGGACTTTCTGATTTGCTCATGGCTCTTGTCGGCACAGCATTGTACATGTTTGCTGTATTTGGCACGCTTGCGCTTATGGGCTGTGCTACACAAGACGAAGCGGATGATTGGCGAATTGAAGAGGTAGAGCGCAGCCGTGGCTTGAGCGAGTACGAGTACGACACCGTAGGCGACTTTCACATTGAGGACACAGGCTTGATGGAGATGGAAGACTACGACCCATGTGAAGCTTGCCCAGAGTGTTGCGACGACGATGCTGGTCTATGGGATGCAGGCGAGGAGGACGAAGAATAATCTTCATCTAGAAACAAAAACAATCCGGAGGGTCATAAAGATTAATAATAGTACATTCTCAGTAGGTGATCTGGTTAAGAGAACAGTAAAGCCATATGACTATTGGTTAGGGATAGTCGTAAAGATAGACATAGAGAAAAAGAAGTTATACAAATCCAGACCAGCACAAGACTTTCATACTATATGGGTGAAGTGGACAATACCCAATACCTTATCCGGAATAGACCCAGAGTCCTATTGGGTAGAAGACTTAACGATTGTATCGAAAGCAAAAAAGAATAAATAATGTATTTCCCCTATAGGGAGAGGAGACTCGTTGACTTATGAAAAAACAAAAACTAAATTTAAAGTAGGTGACTTAGTAAAAACAAAGTCTTATTGTCTTGGTAGTTGGTCACTAGCTATAGTAGTAAAGGTCAAGCCATGGGGTGACTGTGTTATCTCATTTGTTCATATTCCACACGAGCTTACCAATGCTTTAGAAACTAATCTTATACTAGTCAAGGAAGCGGTTAAATAAGGTGTGGTGGGGATTTAACTAAAGTTAATTTAAATAAACTATAGGTTCTATTAGTAGGTTTGCGGATGAGGGCTTAAAAGGTAAAAAACATTACCCCCTAACTAGCTGCGTGTCAAGATTTATTATTTGGCACAGTCCTTGCATTAGCAAGAGTCATGCCAGACCATTGGCACGGATTATGCTATAGCAAGTTCTATGCCAAAATTGATTAAGATCCCGCTAGGAGCCAGCACCGAAAATAGTTGAGAAAAAGCTTGACATTCACCTCCGACTATGGTCTAATGTACATGTGGTTGGGAGAGTTATGCAAAAGCTTTTATTGTTGGCGTTGGTGATGGTTGCCTTTCAGAATGGAGGAGGTCGCTTGCCCGATCACATTATGGTCATCGACAACATTGAAACGATCGCCATGGCGGACAAATAATGTCCGGAGTGAAGAAAGTTCTTGACTTCTGCCCAAAAATAGAGTATATTATAAGAGTGAGATGGGGGTTCGCCCGTCACACAAACCTAACCTTCCCCAAGGAGAAAAATTAAATGTCATATAACGGAACAGTCGTCTGTCGCTGGTGCTACCAGAAAGGTCACAACAAGCGGACGTGTCCGGACTGGACAAAGCGTGTCAAAGAGCGTGCCCTCGCCGAGATTGAGGAAGGCGCAGGCTATGAAGGCTATTGGGGTCGGATGTGGCTTAAGCGTCCACCTGCTCGCAAAGAAGGAATCTACGCTGATGGCACAGCTATTCCAGCAAACCTTCAGAAGAAGACAAAGCAAAAGCGAGTCTGCAAGTATTGCGGTAAGTCTGGACACAACCGTCGGACTTGCCCACAGTTGAAGGTCGACAAAGCCGAGACGGTAATTAAGACCCGTGAACTTCGTGGGCGACTCGTCGCTGCCATGAAAGATGCTGGGTTGGGTATCGGCTCCATTGTTGCTTGGGATGTTTATGGTGAACGTCGTGGGTACATGGTGACTGGGTTTGTTAACTCTGTTGGTCTCCACTCTGACTCGGTACGACACAACCAAGACTTCCTGATGTGCAAAGCTTTGAACACGAACAACGTGTCTCGCTGGGATCTTCAGAAGTCTATGGGTCTTCCTGCTCTCGAAAACATTCCAGAGCTTGTACATGCTTGGTCTTCTCTCGAAGTTGTTGCTCCTGTCTCTCCGGAGCAGGTTGAAGCAGGTCTCCCGGAGGGTTGGGTTGAAAACATGTCCTTCCTCGATGGGCTCTACAAAGAACGTCAATCTGAGAATTATCACAATAATCGTCACGATTATTAAAAAAAGACTTGACTTTAAACACTAGTTGTGAGATACTTATTATGTGGTTGGGAGAGAGGAGAGAAAAAGAAATGATCTTTTTTCAAAAAAAGTTAAAAAAGTACTTGACTTTCGCTTCCACATCGGTTATATTATATATGTAGGTTGGTTGAGATGACTGACTATTCCCTTCCCCAAAGGAGTTAAGAAAATGGCTGTTGATTTTAAAACATTTGGTGCTGTCGCTCCCCTCGTTGCGAGGGTGAAGAAGCCTATCCTTCTCCGTGGTCGTCACGGTGTTGGTAAGTCTTGCGTGGTCTATCAGACTGCTGCCACGATGGGTCTGCCCGTCGTTGAGCGTCGTGCCTCTCAAATGACTGAGGGTGACCTTGTTGGTCTCCCAGTTATCGAAGGTAACGTCACCACCTTCAATCCTCCTGACTGGTTCAAGCACGCTTGTGATGAGCCTGTCCTCCTCTTCCTTGATGAGGTTGACCGTGCCACTTCTGAGGTCCGTCAAGGGATCTTCGAGCTTACCGACTCTCGGAAGCTGAACGGTCACGTTCTTCATCCTGAGACGCTTGTCTTCGCTGCTGTTAACGGCGGCGAGCATGGTGAGCAATACCAAGTTGGTGAGATGGACCCTGCGGAACTTGACCGTTGGACCGTGTTCGATGTTGAGCCCACGGTTGAAGACTGGTTGGGTTGGGCAAAAGAAAATGTCAACGAGATCGTCTGGGACTTCATCAACCAGAATCATAACCACCTTGAACACAAGGGTGACTTCGAGCCTAACAAGGTTTACCCTTCACGTCGCTCTTGGGATCGTCTCAACGAATGCGTTGAGGCTGCTGGTCTCATGATGGATGAGAATCGCAAGCAAGGTCTTGGCACCATTTACGAGTTGGCTTGTGCCTTCGTCGGGTTCGAGGCTGCGGTTGCTTTCCGTGACTTCGCTGAGCGATACGAGAAGCAAGTTACTTGGCAGGACGTTATTGTCGAGGGTAACATTGATAAGACCGAAGAGTTCGGTATCAATGACCACTCTGCAATGGTCGAAAAGATGGAGGCTGCTGAGGTCTTCAACGCCGAGCTTCCTGCTGAACAGATTGGCAATGTTGCCAAGTACTTCGTGACGCTGCCAAGTGAGGTGGCTATGAAGCTCTGGACTGTCATGGGTAACGGTGACCTTCAGAACACTATCAATGTCCACCAGACCGAAGGTGTGAGCGGGTACATTGTGGAGCTTTTGACCGGCAACGCTGCTGGTTAGTCCTTGGGGAAGGACCGAGGAACGGGCATGTTGATATCAACCTCTGCCCTGCCCTCACTTTTTCTTCAAAAAAGTTAAAAAAGTACTTGACTTTTGGTTCCGCATCGAGTATATTGTATATGTAGGTTGGTTGAGAGAGGTAAAAAAGAAATGACAGTTGAAACCCCCAAGTTTGATTTGAATCGCCACACGGCTCGGCTCCTTATGAAAGAGCCGTTCTTTGCTGCCTTGTCTCGCAAGATTGACAAGAAGGCTACTACTGCGGTTCCAACTGCTGGTGTCAAGGTCAACCCTGATACCGGTCATTTCGAGATGGTTTACAATCCAGAATTCTTTCAGAAGCTGACCGACATTGAGCGGGGCGGTGTTCTTAAACATGAGTTCTATCACTTGATCTTTGAACATGTTACTGGTCGTCTCCCTGAAGAGGGCATGACCAAGAAGTGGAACTTCGCTACCGATTTGGCTATTAACTCTCACTTGATCAATGAGTTGCCAGAAGGTGCCTTGATTCCCGGTGAGGGTCACTTCGCCGATATGCCACGAGGCAAGTCTGCTGAGTGGTACTTCGCCAATCTACCTGACGGTGGTGAGGGTGAAGAAGAAGGTAATGAAAAAGGCGAGGGTCAAGACGGTGAAGAAGGCGAGGGTCAAGGTAATGGCTCTGGCGAGGACAATGACGAAAACAATGAAAATTCTTCTGGTGGTCAAGGTCAAGGCGACGGAGAAGAAGGCGAAGGACAAGGCGGTCAGCCCCAAGAGTTCGATGACCACTCAGGCTGGGGAGAAGGCGACAATACTGCAAACGAGATTGCAAAGCAACGCCTAAAGGAAGCCATCAAGGAGGCAGCTAACGAAGCTAATAAGGCTGGTAGCTGGGGCTCTGTTGGGGCTGACTGCCGACAGGAAATCATGGACCGTCTTACGGCTAAGATTGACTGGAAGAAAGTACTTCGCTACTTCATTAAGACTTCTCAGCGGGCTAACAAGTCTAGTACTGTGAAGCGCATTAACCGGCGTTACGCTTACATCCATCCCGGTCGTAAGATTAACCGTCAAGCCAAGATCGCTATCAGCGTCGACCAGTCTGGTTCTGTTGATAACGGTATGCTTTCTGCTTTCTTCACCGAGCTTAACAAGCTCGCTGGTCTGGCTGAGTTCACGGTGATTCCGTTTGATACTGACGTTGGGGAAGATAAGGTCTTCGTCTGGAAGAAGGGCGAGAACCGAAAGTGGGAACGTGTTATGTGTGGTGGGACTTGCTTTGATGCTCCTACTGAATATGTCAACAAGCGTGACTTCGACGGTCACATCATCTTGACTGACCTTTGCGCTCCAAAGCCAAAGGCTTCAAAGTGTCAGAGAATGTGGATGACCACGGCGTACTATGCCCAACATCCATACTTTCAAACCAATGAGCGTGTTATCGCTATTGAAGACTAAGCCGAGGGTAATAAATAAAAAGTTACACACACACATGAGATCGGAGTGATGGGCGAAAAGGAGAGGACCATGTATCCGCCTATATCGTCGGGTGATGCCGAATGGAAGGAGCGAGACAAGCCGCAAGGTTAGCTCCAGTTAGTCACGGGTAAGGTGGGTTACCCGTGCTTTTTTATATCAACAGGTCAGTTCAGACACTACTTATATAAGGTGAGGTTAACGTGTCATTCAAAACAACAAGGTATAAGATAATCGCATTGTTCTGCGAATGATGTGTGGGTCGTGGTGGTTGGTATATATGGAAACCGATTCAATACCTATAACGAATCACTAGAGAGTGCAGCAAAAGTAAAGGCTGCTCACCCGCTCTCTTAAATATAAAGATAGGTTAGCAAGTGATCCCTGCGAGGATAATCACTCAACCACCACGACCTTTTAATATAAATAAATGTAAAAAAACAAAATAACACTTGACTTTTAGCTTAACATGATGTATATTATATATGTATTGATGATGGAGTTAAGACTATGACTGACCAAGAACTAAGAGAAGCCCTCCGCCTCCTGCTACAGATGTGGGAAGACCACGGGGAGCAGGGACTCACAGAGCTACTGCTAGCCATGGATGATACAGACGCAGAGGCAGCTTTAAACCTGCTTGTTCAAGGGGCATAGGGGGGGCACCCCCCCCACCCCCATAGGGTACCCCCCTCCCGGAATCTATGTCCCACCGGGGTAGAGGGGGGTCAAATGGGGGCTAAGGTCATTCTCGATCCCTCGACAAAATTGGAGATTTAAAAAATGTCGCCAGAAAATTTTCCAAATTTAAAAATACAAGTTGTTGCGATCCTGATTGCATTTTGTATTTGGGGATACGTCAATCTCGGAGGGGCACTCTGATGTTCAAGTCAAGAAGGTATGCACAAAAAGGCGACGAGAAATCAAGAGGTTTTAAAGTCGGCGACTTGTTTGTATACAAGAACGGCGAGACCGCACTTGTGCTTGAGGTATTCGACAGACACGAGGGTAAGTCCAAGTGGGGTCCAGAGTGGACACTCAGGTTGCTATGGACACCCGGCAAAGATGGTGATACACTATATCGAGAAGCGGATGGTAACGAACGCCACGGAGTCCTAAGCATTAACATGTTCAATCGTATGGGCATTGATCACGGACCATGGCTACATCCAGTAAAGGAAGCAAAGTAATGTCGAGAACAAAAAGAAATAAAAAGAATACACCAAAGGTACCCAAGTCCAGAAATATGGTCGTGGTAGGTTTGATCGAAAGAGCGGGAGCGGGAGCAGGGTTTCACTCCAAGCGTGAGTATTCGAGAAAAGTAAAACATAAAAATAAATTTAACGACGAGGGTTAAAATGTCAAAGTATAATGATCCAGAGCTAAACAACATCCTCAAGCGCATGACAGAGATTGATGGGCGTATGGGAGAGCTAGCTAGAATAGCTATTGAAAAAGTTGGGCAACTCGAAGAGGAGCTTGAAGACTTAAAAAAAGAACATAACGAACTTCAAGATGAGAACGAGTCGCTTTGGTTCATGTTGGACGAACTAAAAGAGTCCCAAAAATTTTCAAAAGAACATTCCGATTACATGGAAGAATTTATTAAAAAGCAAATGGCGGAACTTAGCCTAATGCAGAACAACAAAGGAGAAGCTTGATGGGAAACAAAACTTTGACATGGGCTGATGGTGGCTTATCCCAAGCGGATGGTTGGTCCGAGGGCAGGACTACTACAATTACCGTGAATACGTTTGCCAAGCGTCATACCGCAGACAGCAAATATAGCCACTTCTCAGGATCGGAAGATGAGCTTCTTCACTTAGTTGCGGATAACTGGGGTAAAGCCAAGCCCGGATATCGGGCAGGGGTCATCCTAATCCCAGTTGAGCCCAGAGGGTTCTTTACATCCGTTTCAAAGCTGGAAGAGGGTTCTACCCTAGTTGGCACGTTTGAAGCCCGTAGGAAGGGCGAGAAGCCCCGTAAAACGCTTTCTGTTGTGGGTGGCTCTAAGATGCCTGCAAAGTCCGTTGATATTGTCCTGTATAGCACAGCGACGCTTATGGAGGGCGACGACAATGAACTTCCCAACGGCGACATTGAGTCGTGGGAGATCATTTCTATCAATGCCAGCCCCGATACATTTGAAGCCCCGATTAATCCATCGACCCTGATGCACAATCATTTTGGATCAGACGGGGGCACCAAAACAAACTTGACGGACGAACAATTCGTCGCCAAGCTTCGGGATAGTTTTATTTATTGGTCAGACAAAGCACTTCTATGTGAAGTAAAGGAGAATTAAATGATCTGGACTGTTATTCTAAAAGAAGGTGACTCGTTCGTGGTGAACGGTGTTACCTACAACTCAAACTACGAAATCGGCAAATCGCTTAAAGCACGAGGGCTTGCGGATAGCGACGTGGCTGGTGTAGTTAAAGGCAATCACCCTGTGCTTGGTCATCCCAATCTTTTGGTTGCGCCATATACGCACTACGATCGTTATTCCGACCAACGGCGATCAGCGATTGCCGCACCTTCTATCGCCCCACGGGACACCCAAGAGGAGTTATGGACCGGAGATGTAGATTTATCGAACGACCCTATTGATTGGTAAGCAGGAGGTTCTCATGTTAGCAGAAGTAGCAGCAAAAAATATTCTTTTGGGTAATGGGGGTCACGGTCTCAAAGAAGCCGACCTAATCGAAGCACTTAAAGGCATTAAGAATTTGGAAAAATTTCTTTACACGATGTCCAAGTGCCCAAAAGACTTTTTAACCATTCACCCTATTAGTGGAGAAAAGCCGAGCATCGATAAGGGTTGGCATGGTTGGTTTAAGATAGATCAAAAGTATGATGAGTCGTGGGGCTTCACAAAGTCACATCCGGGTTGTTATGTTTATGCTCTGTTTGAAAACGGACCACCTGAAGAAGTTAATCCAATTTTTGCCGACGTGATTTATATTGGCGAAAGTCGAGCAGTTTCCCGTGATTCAATGTATGGTCGTTCTTCTGACTTTCGTAGCACGATTAAGAACGATGCGGTTCGCAACCCATACGGAAATGGTTTAAAATTTAAAGAACTTTTTGGTAAAGAAAAGTTAAAGCATGTTTATCGGGCTTTTCTTCCATGCGATGCAAATGTCTGTAAAAGCCTAGAGTTAGACATCTTAAAGAAGTACTATAAATATAATGCAAGAATTCCTCTTTGCAATTCTAATTATGATGACGTTAAAGTGAAAAAATTTTTTCGTGACAACTCGGAATAAAGATGAATGAAGAACCCCTACCAAATACTGGGCGTTGGTCGTAAAGCCTCGCCTGCTGATATAAAGAAAGCTTATCGTCGGCTGGCGATGTTGCATCACCCTGACCGTGGTGGGGATGAAAACAAATTCAAAGAAGTGACAGAGGCTTATGATGTCCTGTCCGATCCCAATAAAAAAAGAAAATTTGATCGTAGGTTTGGGTTTGGCGCAGGCTTAGAGCAACAGATTCTTAGAACTGCTCGAATGGAGTACATGAAGAATCTTATGCGGAGCAGGGCGTTACAAAAGAAAGCGGTTCCTCCCGACGAAAGAATTATTTTAAAAATTGATTCAAATCTCAAAGAGATAAAAGAGGGAGTTGTCAAGGGAATCATTTTACAGAAAAAAGTTGTATGTAGCCCGTGCAAGGGCGAAGGCGGCTTTAATCCTGTTGATTGCGCCTCTTGTGGTGGTACAGGATTTGGTAAACAAGATGAACCATGCGGTGTGTGTTTGATGACTGGCAAACTACATACTAAGAAGTGTAATTCTTGTAATGGTCAAGGAACGGCGATGGTAGAGGAAAGAGTTGCTTTTAAGATATCACCCGTACCCTTTGATGAGCAAGAGTTTAATAAATTTAAAAAGAGGAACCAGTAATGATAAAAAATTTTTTTAAGCCAAAACTTTGGAAACCCTTTATGTTTGAGAACAGCAAGATTCCCGTCTTGCTATCTTACATCGCACCAATAAACATTTGGGCAATTAGTTTTGGACCCGGCGTATGGTGCCGTGGTGAAATGTCCGAGAGAACGAAGAGACACGAAACGATCCATTTTCAGCAGCAATTAGAACTCTTATTCGCAGGTCAATGGATTTTATACGGATTGTCGTGGCTCAAGAACCGAATCACCATGAATGGCGAAGATGCTTACTATAATAATATCTTCGAGAAAGAAGCCTACGACAACGACTCCAAAGAAGACTACTTGGAAGCACGCCCAAGATATAATTGGATAAAATACGTTTAAACACTTGACAAATAAATTTTAATAGTGTAATATATATACATAAGATAGTGAAGAGCTTAACCAACAAAACCAAAATAAGGTAGACTAGTTATGAGAAAGTTGAACAAGACGGTCGTATGTAAAGATGGGTTTAGCATGTCTGTGCAGGCGAATGAAGGAGCATACTGCTCCCCCAAAGTAACAGGTGCAGAGAGATATAATTCTTGCGAGGTGGGGTACCCAAGTCAAAACGAAGAGTTGATCTTGGAATGGGCTGAAGAACCCGAATCAGCACCGAACACAATATACGGCTATGTTCCCACGGAGAGGATCTCTCTAGTAATCGCCAAGCATGGCGGCATGGTGTCGGGGGAAGTCCCTCCGGGCGTTCCAGAACTGAGAGCTTAAATGTATGCCTCGGAAGTCCACCAAACAAGTTGGGGCGTTAGTAGAGCTTGGACGCAGGCGGGTCAAAGGTCTGGGTCTGGTGCTAAAAGTCTCCAATGCCCCAACACGTGGTATGAATAAGGAAGAAAAAGAAGCCTTCGATCCTCCTTTGGATTGGGAAGCAACTCATTCATATGAGAGGGTGGCTTTGGTCAAGTGGATTACAAGACCCTCTGACTACACCATGCTTAGTGTCTACAAGGAAACAGCTTGGTACCCTCTGAGTTGGCTCCGGGTAGTGTCTAAAGGCACACATGAAGCTTAACATAATTTCAACAACATAATATAATAAAGGAGTAGCCCATGTTCGTAATCGTGCACGTAAAAGGCGTAGACGTTATAGACCCCACATTAGTCGGAATCTCACCGTCAAAAGATATTAAAGTGATCGGCTCTTTTGACACGGAAGAACAGGCTTCTTATTGGATTCGAGAGAAGTTATCGCCAGTCCACGGAAGTGAAGAAAATTTTGTTATTCTTCCGATAGAATGGTATAACGAAACTACTTATTAAAGCAAGGAGAGACAAAAAATGTTTAATCAACAAGCAGGGATGGGATTTGACCTAAGCAGCGCAGAAACGCTTTCGTGTGAGAAATGCGGAAATGGTTATTTTGAATCTGCATTTGTTATTAAGAGGGTGACGGCTTCGTCATCCCCTACTGGTCAAGAAGGGGTCATTCCGATCCCGGTGTTCATCTGTAAGAAGTGTAATCATGTTAATAAGGAGTTTGAGCTAACGGAAGATAAATTGAAAGCAGCGCAAATTGCGGTGCCACGATAGCTAATAATATTATAGAATTTGGAGCACAATCGACCAGAAGGGATTTAAAGTCGATTTATATTGGTATTAACCCGGTTCATTGCCATGAACGAACCAGCCCAGCGTCCTGTATGTCATATAACGGAGGTGATCACTAAGGGCAATTGAAGAATGGCTGACAAGGTGTGAGTGAGGAGATCACCAATCCCTTCTTACTTTTTTGAGGTGTGTGTGCGTGAAGAGAAAAAAATATGAAGACAAGGTAAATATTTCAAATGAAGCTCGGCTTATGTACCTTCGTGGTCAAAAAGATGTTGATTACGAGGTTGTAAGTGTCAGAGAGGTTCAACCTACCCCAATCGTACCCATTGGGTTGTACTTTGTTGTCTTCTCTTGTGTTTTCACCACCCTAAGCTTAGCCTACATTTTATGTAGCCGCTTTATTCTTCCCTTCTTTGACTCTCTGATAGGTGCCCTCTCATGAGTGATGATACAAAAGACAATATTATTGATCTCTTGCCTCACTTAGAGGACAGAAAACAAGCTGAAATTCTGCTAGCTCTAGAGGAGATTAGAGCAGAGGCTACAATGTTTCACCAAAGTGAAGTCTTAGTCGAGTTACACCATATATTAAATGAAGAAAGAACAAGAAAAATCTTGACGGAAGAAGATATTCTTCAGATAGTAAAGATTTTTCATATGCAGGTTGCTGATGGTTATACTATTGTTTAACCTTTCTCATGCAAATACCATGCCAACTTCCAATCTCATGATCTTGTTAAGGAAAAAATGGAAAATAAACCAATAAATTTACTTGACATTGCTGGAGTTTTAAGTTATATTATACTTGTAAATGACTACAAGAGAAAGGAATCTCCTGTGAAGATTGACTTTAAGAAACAGTTCCGTGAAATAGAGCAATGGGTTGCGAGTAAGGGATATACGGTTAATCTAGAGACGGGCGTAGAAGATTCAATTGTCTGGGAGACAAAAACAATCAATGTTAATTCCAGAAATCATCCCGAAACTAAATATTATACGTTGTTGCACGAGTGTGGACACCTTCTAATTTCACAGTCATCTAAGCAATGGGAAAAAGAAAACCCTATGTATGCCAGCGTTAGTGATGCCAGAATAGAGAGAAGTAAGGCGTATAGAGTCTCCCTCGTTGCAGAGGAGATTGAAGCTTGGCGCAGAGGTCGACGACTTGCTGCACGATTCAAACACACGATTAACAGCGACAAATATGATAGCCACATTACTGAGAATGTGTTTACCTATATTGAAGCAGCAGCGATAGGAACAATATGATGATAGAAGCAGCAATGTTTATGAACGGTTTTGTGTGCGGGGTGTTGTTCCTCGTCACTATTAGTATTTCCATGAGACAAAAGTGAGTAAAGAATGATTTTAACTGTTATTGATACCGAGACTTCTGGAGTCTCCCTTAAAGATCACGAGCTTCTAGAGATTGGCTTAATTTCTTACGTCGTAACTAACGACGGAGAAAGGCTAATCACTAAGAAGTTTGAAAAAAAGATTAAGCCAAGACATATCCACACGGCGAATCATCGTGCTCTAGAGATTAATGGGTATAATAAAAAAGAATGGGAGGGTGCGGTCTTTATTGAAGAAGTTCTTCCTGAAGTTACAGAAATGATTGAAAAGTCGTCAGTCCTTATGGGGCAAAATCTTATTTTCGATTTGCGCTTTTTTGAGAAGGCGTACAAAGAGAATCAGGTTTCAGTACCCAAGTTTCCGCCGTACATTGATACAAAGTCTATGGCAGATAAGCTTCGTAAAATTGGAATTTTAAAGAAGTCTGGTATGGATTATTTATGTGAACACTTCAATATTAAGTTTGATGGTCGTGCCCATACAGCTATCGCAGACTGTGAAAGGACTGCTAAGGCTTTTGACGCTCTCTTGGAATACGAGCCTGATTACGATTTGTGGACTTTTGAGTTTCCTTATGAGCCTTGGAGAAGATAATGATAGTTGAGATCAAAAACCTAACCGATAAGATTATTAAGTTTGAAGAAGGAGAAATGGAGTACGATGAGGTTGTTTCATTTTTTCAAGAACTAGTTAACACGGGGCTTGTTTGGAACCTACAGGGTTTCTATGGAAGGACCGCAGTAGAGCTTATTCAGACAGGGGCAGTCGTCGTCCCGGACGCTGATTGCGAAGGAGAAGTTGAGTGAAAGTAGGAAGTCTTGTAAAGGAGCATTTATTTACCACGAAGCAGGGTGAGGTGATCGAAAGATACGGAATTATAATTCGGAATGAGGCTGAGGTTAGTTTTGACGGTTACGTCGAAGTGGCATGGTCGACTCATAAATCACACCCAGTAGGTTCGGATCAAAATGTGACAATCTCTCTCTCAGAGATAGAAAAAATAGAAGTCATTGCCCTACCGCCCAACAAACAAGGAAATGAATAGAGGAGATCTAGTTCGAGTGTGGGCTCTAGAGAGTTTATTACACCCAGAAAAAGAATCTATTTATTTTGACCCCACAGAAACTGATATCTTTCAACATGTGCCAAGAATCGGAATTGTCCTCAAATATGAAAAGTGGGAAAAAATAGCCACGATAATGATGCAGGACACGGGGGCTATTGAAAGGTTCCCAGCACGTGATGTCGAGATCATCAAGAGATCTCCAGAGAACGTTAAATTTCTAAAAGAACTCTACCAAAAAAACTTTGAAGAAACAGAAGAAGATTAAAAATAATCCTTGACTTCTCGCCTCACTAATGCTATATTATTAATGTGAGGTGAGAAGTATGAGTATTCATTTTTATTGTGATATGGACGGCGTTCTGGTCGACTTTGTGGCTGGAGCCGTAAAGAAGATGAACGAAACAATTGATCTTCCAAACCACCCTCTAAGAGAACTAGCTGTTTTTGCTAGAGATGAGATTGGTGATGGTCCGGTTGAAAAAAAACACCTGATCAAGGGCAGCGGATTTGCCTCCTCTGCACTCCGTCGATATATGAGACCCCTTCTACAGGATGATGAAGAGTTCTGGACCAACCTTCCTTGGATACCCGGTGGTCGAGAGATTTGGGACTCTATTAAGCAGCACAACCCAACAATCTTGACATCCCCTATGGATCAAAACGGTCATCAGGAATCTATTTTTGGAAAGCAAAAGTGGATTAAGCGTGAGCTTGGACTAGGTACTAGTGAGAGGGTAATATTCTCTCACGACAAGTATGAACACGCTGTAAAGGGGGTTACGATAGGTGTATTGATTGATGATTACGATAAGAACATCAACCTGTTTAGAGAACATGGAGGGATCGCAATTCATCATAAAAATAATTTATCTAATACTCTCAATGCGTTGGAGGATATAAAAAATGGATATGGAAGTGCCCTTGGAAATATTAATCGAGGAACAGAGACGCAAGGAAGCTGAGGAAGCTGACCAGCAACGCCAACAGCTTGAGTTGCCCATCCCTATTATGGAGCCGCCTCCTATCGAAGACGAAGCCGAAGAGAGTAATCGTGGCGTTGTTATCATCGATGACGAAGAAGAGTCGGGCTACGGAGTCATCATACTAGACTTGTGAGCGGCTTCATTCAAAAGATAACCAATTATGGGTTGGGTTTTGTGCTGGTCGCCAACCTAGTTGATATTTTCTTTACAGTAAAGTATATTTTTAGTGGTGTTCTGCAAGAGGCAAATCCGTTTATGGAACCTCTCGTTGAGCACCCTTTTCTATTTATAGCAGTTAAGACCCTCCTTGTTACAGGCGGGGTTATTTGTCTCCACCGGACAGCAGATCATAGGCTCGCCCAAGCCGGAACATACTTCTGTTTTTCTATTTATTTTGCTTTAATGGTCTCATTCTATTATTTTTGCTCTACTTTTTAACCATATTTCAATTTTTGGACAATAAGCTCAGACAATACTATTTATTGTAAAAGCCCCCTATGGGCAAAAGTAGAATTATCGGAGGTTAAGACACATGGCAATGCAAGATGTTGTTGAAAGAGCGAGAAAGTTGGTTGAAGAGTTATCAGAAGCCATTGAATCTGAAGGGGCGAAAATGATGCGTACTAGCAACGTTTCAGCCTCGAAGCGTCTAAGAGCAGCCCTACTAGAGGCAGGGAAAGAATGCAAAGAGATTCGCAAAGAGATCATGGAAGAGATTAAAGACACGCAGTCTGGTCGTGCAGACAAGAGAGCGGGGAATTAAAAAATGAAACCAATCACTAAGCAATCCATCACAAAGATGATGGAAGAAGAGCTTGCTAACATGCAACCTCAAGCCATCACAAAAAATAAAATTAAAAAGATGATGGCAGAGGAACTTGCTAAACTTAAAGAAGGCTTGCACGACGAAGGATTGAGAGAGATGATCTCTGATTTTCTTTCTAGCGAAATTTCAACTTGGCATGGAGAGGCGAAAGGCGAGCTACAGAAGCATGTCGAAGCCAACGGTTTTGATCTTTCCCGAGAAGTTTTACAAGCCTTGAGTGTTGGCGGTGTAGAGGAAGAACTTACCAACATGAAAGAGTCTCCTGACCGACTTATCATGCAGTACCAGAACGATGCCAAGGGCGCAGCGATGGGTCTGTTGACTGCTGGCAAGGATATGGCAGGAGCAGGGTCAACTACATCCGCTTCCGATTATGCCTCTTACGTTATCAAGCAAGCAAACATCATTGTTGATGCAATGGTTGCGCTAGAGAAACACAACAACTCCGGTCAGGAAGGGCTCTCAGAAGCCCGTAAACGCCCCCTGAAGCGTCACAGAGACGCATTCGATAAGAACACCCGCATGGTTTCTGATTTACAGAAAACGATCTCTTCTTATTTAAAAGAAAGTGGTGCCAAGTTAAATAAAAACCATACAGCGGTTATCGAAAAGATCTCGACTCGCCTAATGCACATTGCTAACAGCCCGATGATTAATTTATCTGAAGGCGATTCAAATTCCCGCATGATCTCCAGCCTTGAAAAAATCGGAGAAGAAATTAAAGGAATTGCACACATGTCAGCAGATCCAGCAGTTCTTGATCGGCTTGAGTTTGTTGAAGAAATGATTCAACAGCTTTGGCAAGACATGATGGGTGTACAATAAGGAGAACATTATGAAGTTTAAAGTAAAACTCTCAGAGTTGTATAAAATTATTGAAGAAGAGTATCAGCTTGTAAACGGCAACAGTTCAGCTTGGGGTCTCCCCGGAAACTGGGCTGCAAAAGTAGCCCCTGCACAAGAAATTGAAGAGAGTCGCATGGGCGACCTTCACCTCGAAATCCAAGATGCTTTGTCTGAAATTATGCAGCAGTACGGGGTTGGTCTAGAAGACATCGAGGGCGTTCTTGGAGACATGATGTCGGAACAGGGCGATGGAGCTATCGACCGAGGCTACATGGAAGAACCAGAAGGTGGTCACGCTTCTCCTGCACACTACCAAGAAGCTCAAGACCTGAGTGAAAGCGCAATGATTGATCTTGCCGTCCTCGGTTACCTTTGGGACAACCTTGGCGTACCGGGTAGTCTTGACAAGTTTATAAACTCTACTAGAGGGGTTGACAAGAAGATTGACGACTGGTTCAAGAACAATATGAAGAATCCTCTCGTGAGAGGGTTGTATAAAGCACTTATGCTTACAGGTTCACCGGGTGACAATTACCGGCACGATAAAAAATGGGAAAAGGAACAACAACAAGCTAAAGGGCTTGAAGAAAGTGTTAAAAAGTATGTTGTCAGGTTTCTAAATGGAAAAAATAAATGAGCAGCAATCATAAGAAAATAAAGTCTATGCTCAAGGATTTCTACCCTTATGCAAAAAAGACTTTTGGGTTTGACAAGGCTGCAAAGATTGTCTTGAACCCAGATCAAGAGAATTCTAAGAAACCACTTGGCAAGACAGCTTTTTATGATCCTCAAAACTATTCCGTAACGGTTTATACCCACAATCGTCACCCGAAAGACATTATGAGATCTATTTCTCACGAGCTTGTACACCACACTCAAAATTGTAGAGGCGACCTGACAAGTGTAGCTGGCGAACAGGGACCGGGGTATGCTCAGAACAATGACCATCTTCGAGAGATGGAGCGTGAAGCATATGAGCAAGGGAATCTTTGTTTTAGAGACTGGGAAGACGGAATTAAGTCGAATTTAGAGCCGGGAACTATTTATGAAAAGAGGAG